GGTTAACACCTTCCTCGTTTTCTTGGAAGTTAATCTCTAATTTCGGTTTGTAGTGGTTACAGAATGGACAAGTGTATGAGTAGTTCGTACCCGAGGTAGGTTTACCCGCTCCTAAAACACTACTTACTAGATTTACCAGTAGATGATTGACCATTAATCGAATATAAGAACTTACTCAGGTAAGAGCAAGTCTTTTCGAAAAATACGCGACATTACATTATCATTATATGAGTTTACTTCAAGGACATCGTACTTACATTGATAAGCAATTTCATAGTAAGTTAGCTGTTTTTTTGAAAAACACAACTTTAAAATTTCTCTTTTGAACTTATCTTCACCAATCTCTTTAACTTCTGCAAGTAGAGGCTTACAAGAACCCCAGTAGTCTCTCCAATTAGATTCTTTACTTACTTTTTTCTTAGTAGGCTTTCTTCCAGGACCGGATTGTACTGCTAGCTCTTTTTTTGTTAGCTTTTTAGTAATTGTGTTGGTGAATATCTTTCTACCAATATAAAACTTGCCAGTCTCAATATTTGTTATCATATAAACAAATCCGACTGCTTTTTCATTAAATTGATATTCTTCTGTAACTTCTTTATTTTCGTAAAACCAATTAGGCATATTTTTATCTATCGATGTTAATTAATATTGTTGTATCTGTTACGTTGTTGCTCGGTAAGGGTTTTGCTAATTTAGCAACTGCAATAAGATCTTGATTTTCATTATATAATCCCACTGTTGTTACGTAAGGATTAAAATAAGATCCTGTTACGAAATCATAAACTACTCCTTCTGTTGATCCTGAGATTAGTGATGGGTTTAATGAGAAGTTGAATTCTGAAGGATCAAAAGTACACTTATACTGGGTTTCAAATATTGTAAATGAGCTAGAGAATGAGCAGGTAACGTTTGGAGATAGTATAATGTTTTCGATAAATGGATTTGCAGCTGCTCCATAAGTATCTGTTCCATAAACCCCACTTCCGTAATACGGACCTCCTGCTTGGTTATCTTTAGTTAGGATAGCCAATCCGTGCTGGTATATTATATTACCGCAATATTCTCCGTCTAATGAAAAATACAAATTACCATTCCCGTCGTCAGTGATACTTCCAGATTCAGCTGAAATAGTAAAAGAACCTGGTTGAATTATATCCCCGTATAGTTTAGTTGGTATTGAAATTACTCCGACGATTGCATCAGAAGCAGTTGGAAAGTACCTTTCATACGCTAAAGTTGTCTCTAAGTAATTTTCAAACCTACCTGCAGAACTTGTTGGCCCTACTAGTACGTTACCGGATGGGTCAGAGCCGGGTACGGTGTAAGGAACTGAGACTGAATCTCCGTAACTTGAACTTAGGTAATTTGAATAGTATAGTTCTTTAGCTGAGTTGTAAATAAGCCTTTTATACTCAGTTGCTATCTGTCCTGTTGTAGCTTCGTTTAGACTAAAAAGACCTTGAATGTTCTGCCCTAAAAACCTATCAATGCCAACAGTAGATCCGGTGAGTTCAGCCGCTCCGGTAAACCGGAAGGCTTTGTTCACCTCAAATGGAGTGACTATAATGTCGGATGCTAGTAGTTGTTTGAACGCAGTCATTCATTTTAGAAATCAAGCTTAACTCTAACTAGAGCTTCTTTTGTAAAGTCTTTTGTTAACGGTTTTGATAATTTTGCTACAGCAAGCAATTCATTAGTGTCGTTATAAAACCCTACAGTTGTAACATAAGTCTGCGGGGAGTTAATAAAGTTACTAAAGATAACATCTCCTGTAGATCCTGAAATGAAAGAAGGATTTTCTGAATAGTTAAATTCAGAGTTTCTTGCTCTAACGAATACATAATCAGAAGTTACAGACTCTTCACTGTTGACTTGGAATGAAGCAGCACCTGAGATTGCAGTGAATAATTTACTAATATTCAAACCATCTGAATCAGAAGATCTTGAAGGTTCAAGTGCGATAGATTGAGATAGTGCTAATGGGTTAAGGATGATTGTTGCAATATCTGGTAAAAATAATCCGTAAGATCCTGAGCTAGCAGAGTACCCTGTTCCGGTGTATGCTACTCCGTTTGAACCAGAAACAAGTTGATATACTCTACCACAATCTAAATAAGTATCCGTAGATACCATTCCAGAATTATCTGTTAATTGTATAGTGCTGGAACCGTTCTTAATCTGCAGGTTAAAAGTACCTTTTAATAAATGCTCTTTGTATCTTGCTCTATCTACAGAAATTGCCCAGAAATCAGAAGCTGTTACTGTTCCGAAAATAAATTGAGCTGTTTCACTTCCATAGATTAAATTACGGTATTGACCGTAAACTGTTCTTGTAGGGGATACTCCGGGCACTAAGTCGTTGAAGTTTGCACTTCCAGAACCGTATTGATTTCCGTAAGCAATTGCAAATTGAACTGCTGCATTACTTAAAGTAGAAGCAGTTTGGTATACATTCTTGTAGTAGCTATCATTAGTGCTAGTTGTAGAAGATGTAAAGAATGTTGTTAAGGTTGGTGAATTAGTAGACCAAGCAGTGGCTGTTATTGAATCAACACTTACTAGAAAATCTTCGGGATCTAATCTTTTAAATGACATGTTTTGTATTAGTTGTTTTTAGTAACAGTAACTGGGATTTGCAATCTTGCTCCTGAATCTCTTCCTACTACCTGTAGAGTAGCTGTTAAAGCAGTATTTGATCCAAACAAGGTATTAACTGTTGTTGCACTTAAGTTTAAGGTTGTTCCTACTACTGTCTTAGATACGTTAGTACCAATTGTAGTGCTTTGGTTTAAAGCTTGAACATCAGGAGTATTAATTCCTAATCCGGTGAAGGTATTAAATAATCTTACATCAGAAATTGTGAATGTGTATCCAGAAGATTCGAATAAAGCTGTCTGAGATAGGTAATTCAAAGTCTGAGGAGTAATTGCCAAGCTTGCACCCTGTTTAATAGTGATTGAAGAATATCCAATATCCAATACTGGCATTCTAGCAGTACCTCTAGGAAGAGTTACTAACTTATACTTCATAATTTGAGTTTCATCAGGAAACGCTTCAAGTAGTGGCATATTTTCAATAGCTTCTCCGTAGAAAGCTGACCCTGATGGTTGATTTGGATTGTACAGAGTGTAGTCGATTTCGTCATCTGACAATGCAAATTGTGTAATTCTAAAAGAACCGTCACCGCGGGCAAGTAATTCTCTCCCTTTTGCGGTTAGGATTGCATCAACTGTGACTGCGGTATTATTTAAGTATCCCATGATTTATTATAAATATGTGTCTAATTTAAGTTTTTAGTTTATTGGAAATCCTGCTTGAGTTGCTAGTTCTACAACTTTGTTTGCATATGCTTTGTTGTAATTTGCTGGCAGTAGGTATCCGGGGGTGTCGGTAAATATTGCAGTAGATCCTGAAGGTAGTGCGTTTACTATTAGGATGTTTGTTTCGTTCAGGAAGTATGGGAAAGGTATAGACGGTGATGGGGGTATAATTACGCTCGCATCATAGCCTCCTGCAATGTAAACTGTCAATGTTTGAGTGCTATAATCTGTACCAAGGTAGTTGGTTGGTGTTACTAACTGTACTGTATCAAAAGTTCCAAATAGCTGCTGTACTAGTCCTACATTGTAGTTATCTGGGGTTAAGTTGATTGCAGTTCCGTCAATGCCGATTAATGCCACTCCCCTAACATTTCCTCCGTTAATCCCGCCCATCAGTCCTGCTGCTTCTATATTCTTAAAGTAAAGGAAGTAGTCTCTGTATCGATCAATTACTGCAGTAGCTCCATATGACGTGTCTCCATCGGTGTAGGTGTTGTATGTTGCGCTTGTTAATTTAGTCCCTTCGTACCTACCTTGAGTCCAACCACTACCTGTGGCGTAGTTAGAGTCTTGAACTTGAGAGTAAATTGCAGATTGACTAATAATAGTTGAGAAGTTTACAGGGTTTAGTGCATTACTACTATAATCAACATCGTAATACAGATTAGATACTCTATTCGAATATACGTTGTTGTATATTGCATTATAATCAGAGTACTGATTAATATTTCCAGGGAAGTTTTGTTGGGTATAAACTGTTGGATCTAGGTAGTAGGTTGATTGTGCATATAGATTATCAACCGTTGCTGTCCAATAGCTACCGGTATCTATTCTAGCAGTTGAAGGGCTTACGTTATCGTTTTCGTTATAATAAAAGTCTACTTTGTAGATAGACCCTGCTTTTATTGCTAGGTTTGGTACAGTTAGAGTAATATTTAAATCGTTGTTTGAACCATTATCGTCGAATCCGGTTGCAAGTATTTGACCGTCTTCCTTAAGGTAGATCGTTAGCTGTGAATCTTCGGTTGCAGTTGTATTTAAGAAACTTCCTGTTATTAAAATTTCAATATCTGATTGAACAGAGTAGGGTGGCGTATATTCGTAGGTAGTGTTGTTGTAGGCGCTTATTTCTTTAATCTCTAGGTTAAATGGCAAAGTACCTGTCATAGGATTACCGAAACTTGCAGAAATTCCAGAGTAGTTAGTTGATCTCCCTACATTTAAGTTTTGTTGATTTGGGATGGATACTGCAAACGCAGGTGCCAGTAGCGGATTGTCTTGTAGGTTACCTCTAACTACGTCGATGGTTGAACCAGAATACTCGCCGTTGTAGAATTCGTATTCTGAGGAGTTTATTTGGTTTACGATACCGGCCTTAGTGTCTATTGAAGAAGACCATGACTGTGATATATTCAACCATGCATCAACTGATCCTCCAGGACCACCTGTGAATACCTCTATAGACCCTGTTTGATAGTCTCTTGCTAGAGATGTAAATGATCCAGTGTATTCCGGTTGAGTGTAATCTAATTGAGCAGGCCTTTGTCTATTTCTTTCTAATAAATGCTGCTTAACGATTGCACCTGTTGCTGCAGAAGCTCTTGCAGGAATAAAGTCCTTAATCATTTTGAATAAGGAATTATCAAAGTATTTAATTAGTCTGAAGTAGTCCTGTAGGTCGTAGGAACTGCCGTATTTTTTAAAGTAACTATCGCTTACTGTTACTAACTCTGGATAGGTGTATGAAGATTGAGATATAAATCTAGGATCTCCAATGTACTCTCCAATATTAATATATCCGAATTGAGAATTAATATCCTCGTTAATTTCGTTAGCTGGTGAGAAACCAACCTCCATGTAATTAATATCGTTGGTGTAGCTTTGAGATGCAGGGTAGTTTTGCTGCAAAGAAGCTAATCCAGATAACACTGTACCGTATACAGTAGAACTTCCTACTTTAATCTTTTCAGATACTATGTTTTTAATACCTCCTAAAACTTGATCATAGAAAACAACCTCTGTGTTTGGTATGTAGAGAGCAGCTCCTCTTACAAGGAAGTTACTTG